CGATTTGATTGAGACGTTCTTTCCTTTGACGAGAGACATGTTTTATATGTTTGTGTTTAATATTTTAAGTGGTTTTTTTTAATCAATTTTTTTTGTAAATCATATTATTTTAAATCACACCCAAGAATTAATAGAAAAAAAATATTTTATATTTATTCTACTCGCTACCATTAGTTGATTACTACTCTATTCCGCCTCATCATCACTATCCTCAAGCATCTTAGGAGAGACTTGTTCCTCATCATCATCCAGTTCGCCATCACTATCAGGTAGGAAATCGTCTCCACCCATACCTTCTGGGACTTCGACTTCAGCCTTCACTAGTTGCCACTGACACATATAGTTTCCCGAGGCAATCCAGAGACCAACACACTGAATTACACATTTGACCTTCGAACCTTTCACTAGGAGTGTATCAATATCTGTACCACTTTCTGGGTCATTAATAAGAAGCTTTTCTCCATCGGGATCAACCAAGTTGCATCCAAACTTATTATCCTTATATTGGATCTTAAGCCTCATAGTCGAAGGCCACTTTCCATCGGGTTCTCCGTCCTTATTCTTGGAAGTCCGAACAAGAGGACCGAACTTCGAACTAATCACTTCCTTATTCACCTTACCCTTAGCAATCTTAAACCAGGATGACCCATTCTTTACACCTTCATCTACAAGCTTTTCTTCGAGTTCGACCATCTTATCGTGAAACCCCTTTAGGTCACGACCCTGTTTGGTATCTTCATCCATACCCTTGAAAGAAATTTCACAACTATATTTAGGATAAGGACCTTCTGTGTAGCAGTTAAGATCCCATGCCAACTCCATCGGTGGAGTTTGAATATTAAAACGTTTATCGTTGTAATTTACATAGACTAGCTTTGCACCATTGTCGAGAGACTTGGCAGCAGAGACGGTGACCGATTTCATTGAGACGTTCTTTCCTTTGACGAGAGACATGTTGATTGTTTGTTTGTATCCTTCTGTATTGATGATTTAACGAATCAATTTTTTTTTTTAATTAATTAAATTCTTAATTAAAACCCAAATTTAAAGAAATATCTCATATAATTTTAATGGATACAGAAAGAATTACTTACAATGATTTAGAATTTAGATTAAAACACAAAAAACGAATCTATGTTAAATCGATTCGCTATACTCTCAATGAACTACAACTTAATAGTAAAGGGAAAAAATCAGTACTATTAGAACGATTAAAACAACACTACGACCTTATTCATTATTTTAGCAAACATATTGAAACAATTCGATTTATTCAAAATAAATTCCGAACTAAACACTTCATGAATTGTGTAAATGTGGAGGACTTTTTTACACTCGACAAATTAACTGACATAGAACCTGTCTATTTTTTTACCTATCTTGATACAGAAAATTTTAGATATGGCTTCGATATTCGATCACTAAAAAAATTACTCGAAAATTCCAACATCAATCCTTATAATAGACTACCCATTCAGGAAACCATTATTAAAGCGGTCAACTATCGACTGTTATTACTGGAAAAAAGAAATATTGGGACTATAATTGAAACACCGATGCAATTAACCGAATACCAATACATAAAAAACAAAGTCATTACTGTTTTCGAAAAACTTGATACACTTAATATTATTTCCTTTGGCTCAAATGTAAATTGGTTTCTGAACCTGAATTTTAAATTTCTAAAAAAATTATATAAATGTCTCGAAGATATTTGGAATTATAGAGTTCAAATAACCATGGAAGAAAAAAATAAAATCGTACCCAATAATGATATTTTTAAATATCACTTGAACTATATTGCGAATCTACAATCCAATGATAAAAATATATTATCTAAAATTGTATTAGAAGAAATGAATAAATTAGTTTCTGCTGGTATTGATACCGAAAACAGGCGAACGGGTGGCTATTATGTCTTAATTGCATTGACCGAAGTCTCTCCTGAATGTGCTTCGTCTATTCCGTGGTTGGCTCAATCCAATTATTAATCTTTGTTTTTGTTAATATTTCTGGATGATCTCGGATAAAATTCCATAATTGGTTTGGGTTTGTCATCATTATTTAAATCAAACATTCTATTTTTTAAATCATCATTAATTTTTTTAACCATATCAGAAGAAACTTCTGGTTTCTCACTAAATATATCGTTTTTTAAAGACGCATTTTTCCTATGAATCATATCTCTAAAACATAACAAGTCATTCGCTTCCGTCTTTTGTTTGATGACCTCTGCTTCATCTTCTACTTTTTTACTGGATATCTTGGGTTCGGTTAATTCTAAACCAGATAACATCAAATTTAGTTCATTATATTCCATATATTATTTTATCATATTAATATATTTATATTTTTACTTATTTACAAAGTTGATATGTTTCGGATTATTCGAATAGAGTATCGTTTCCACGAATTCACAGTTCTGTTTAATCGTTTTATCTATATAGTTCGTTAATTCCTCTAAAGACTGAAAGGTTTTGATTTCACCCTCGATTAATTTATAAGTCTCTATTTCGGTTAGTATATCGGTTTTGGAAATTATAACATGCGTTGTGCCAGAAATTTTTATTCCCTCGACTAGTTTGGTCAAATTTAGCCAATTTACTTTTCGTTTACGTCCAGTTGTTGTTCCAAATTCCTTACCGATGATCGCTATATTATTTAATGTCTCATTCTTCAACAAGTCATCTCCAAAATCTGGATCTACACCCACTCGAGTATCATAGATTTTTGCCGCTCCATAAATATGACGGATTTTTTGGGGTGCAAATCCTAAAGAACAAGCGCTAAACGGTAAAGTGGTGGAAGAAGTTACATACGGATAATTGCCTGAATCGATATCTAACCAGATACCTTGAGCACCCTCACATAAAATATCACCACTTAAGATCTCGTCCATAATATGTTTTTTTGGATCAAAGCACTTCAGTTGTCCAAAATCATATGTTTCTAAAATATCCATCAATCGAACACCAGTACGTCCATATTTATCCCTCGAACAAGGGGCAATTCCTTTACCTGTTGAACCTTGGGAATCTTTATATTTGAGTACATCCTCTGTTTTATGTTCAGTGGTAATGATATGAACTCGATCCGAGACTCGAATTTTATCAATATTAAACCCATTCTTTTTTATGTATTGCATTTCCTTATCTAAATCCTCCAAGTTTATAAAACATTGTGGACCAATATAACATTTCTTCTCATAAAAGACACCAGAGGGTATAACATTCGTATTATATTTGATGTTATTAAAATAGATTGTATGTCCAGCATTACTTCCACCAGACCAGCGACAAATCCAATCATAATTATATGTCTTAATTAATTCAGTTACGACTTTTCCTTTTGCTTCATCGCCCCAAGCTAATCCACAACAGATATCCACATTTGTAATCGTCATTATATTCTATTTTATTTTAAGCTTTATATTCTATTAATCGATTACTATTATAATAATAAAACATATAGCTTCCACTATAATAAACTAGACGAAAGGTTAATTTTGTAGCCCACCAACCCACAAACAGTGCTATCTCTAACCCAACAGACCCTAGAAATAAAAACATTACTATATACTCTTTATAAAGAATATTATCATCTCAATCTTATGGAGTGTCTAAAATTTTTATTTTAAATATTTTATTTTAAATATTTTATTTTAAATTATTTAAATAAATTTTATGAATACTTTGAATGAAGGTTAAATTCGAAGAAATAATCTATAATAGTGTTCTCGCCATAAGTATATTAAATTTTATAAATCTATATATTAAGAATACCTTCGTTCTAGTTGTTACTCATGTTTATAATTTTCGATATTTACTACCTCTTATATTTATAACTATATCGAGAAATTATGTCTCTGAAAATATAACGAAAAAGAAAAATGAAATCGTCTGTTATACCTCTTGTATTCACGCTTCCATTTTGGCTTTTTTTAGTATATTAAAATTAGGAGGTATTATAGATCTATATTTGTATGATATAGTACTGGATTATTCAGTTTCGTATAATCTAATTGATATTTATTATTTAATAATGAATAATTCCAAAATAAAATTACAAATGATATTCCATCATGTAGTAGTAATCTCCTCCATATTATATAAATCGTGGTTCCCGCTTTTACCGAATTATTATTATTATATAGCATTAAACTTTTTAAGTGAAGTTACGACCGTTCCATTAAATATTACATGGTTGCTATATTTACAAAAAAAAAAGGAAATTCCTATGTTTAAAATTATTAGTAAACTAACGATTCTTTTATATTTACCATTTCGAGTATTCTTGAATACTTACTTATTATACCATCAAATATATTATCTCGACTCGTGTATTAAATATATTCAAGGAATGTTCCTGGTTCTAAACTATTATTGGTTTTATAAATTATGTAGTATGTCTTAAAGTGTTGTAGGGATAAAATTGGGTGGCGAATAGAAATGCAACGAATAAGATTTTCCATTATTAATATTTGAAATTTGATGAAATCCTTCCATATAATACGAATGTGAGTTGGATTTATTAAAAGAATGAACTGGGACAAGAATCTTACGTTTAACATGTTTAATATTTTCTAGCTTCCTTGTATTTGGATAGGTAAAACTATCTTCAATCAAATTTCCATCAATTAGTTTAAGAACACAACCATTTGGTGAATGATTATGAATCAAACTTTTAGCATTTTTATCCCATTCAACCATATTTACTTCATAATTTCTATTTTTATAGATTTCAAATTTGGAATAGCCCGTTTTGGCTTGCGTTTCAAAACTACTCAGTCTAATACTTTCCTTTTTACTCTTTTTAAAATCCTCCAACAAGTCTAGATACTCCTGTTTGGAAAATTGATCAATGACTCCACGAAAATAAGCAATGGACTTACCATTTACAAATGCATTATCCAGACCAGTAACAATCGTCCGAATCATTGGAGTAAACATGCTGTGTACTTAAACATAGACAAACTTAATGTTTCAATTTTTTTATTAAAGTTTAATAAAAAAAGTTTATATTTAACCTATTCTATCTATCTATACAGACTTCACTCTTTAGCATTCATTCTTATATTTAAGATTCCAGATATTGAGGGTTGTTTTCCTACCAGGTCTCTGTGCACGACCGATTACTTGATGATTCATTTCCTTATTTAGGGAATGAAGTAGAATGATATCATCTGTGTTCTCAAGATTGAGACCATTTCCAAAATGATTTGTATTCAGTAGAAGACAATTGAGATCACCCTCCTTATAATCCCGAATCGTTTTATTCACTTGACCCTTTACAATCCTAAACTTTACAGACATTTCTTCAAGAAGTCTCGAAATTTGTAGGAAGATGTTCGAATATTCTGAAAAGATTAGGAACTTCGTTTTGGGGTTTTCTTTGAGACGTTCGAGCATCAATTCCTTGAGTTTTTCCAATTTCGTAAGAGGTTTGTGTGTACATTCGATTTCTTTCTCTGAAACAGCTTCAGTTACTACTGTTAGATCATTCGCAGTAATACATTTTCTACAATGCGGACATTTATTCGATTGGGAAAGCCAGGTGGTCAAACATGGGAAACAGAAACTATTATGACAACAATTTACAATCGTTTGAGAGGTGATCGTGTCATAACAAATCGCACACATATCATTCTCATTGACACGGTCGATTAGGACTTTAATTTTATGTTTAACTTCTCGAATACTAACGTCGATTTTCTCGAGTGTCGCAAGCTTCTGTTCCTCAGAGATATTAAGCAATGATTCATTCATATGTCTTTTTACATTCAGATTATGGAGTTTGGCTTCGAGAGACGCGGTTACCGACTTAATTAGATTTTCATCCGTCGTTTTATTACAATTGAGTTGTTCTATAGCAGAATCAATATCACCACCATTAATCATACTGATAATTTGTGGATCTACAATATTTGTAAGCATATTATAAATAATTGGGTTTTCTAGAATAAAGTTGGTTACATTCGGTGGCTCGAGTGTAAAGGATTCTTCAATGAAAGAATCTGCATTTTTAATATAGATGTGAAAGTTATAGTCATTCATAAACTCTAAATCTTTGTCGTAGTGGTATTTTCCAGTGATAAGACTAATGGAGGCGAAAGTATCACGAATATATCCTGTATTTTGAATCCCATTAATATAAATATTCGGTGAAGGATACCTGACAATGTCGGTATAGCGTGGATGCCATTCACTAACGTTATCATCACTGTCTCGAATAAACCTTCTACCATGTGGATAATACAACGAGGCAGAAGAAGAAGTCATAAACCAACTAAAGGAACATTTGGGTGGTGTCAGTCTCTTAATATTAATCATATTCGCCTCGTCAAAAACAATTCGAGAGAGAATCAAATTTGTATTCGTAGTACGTTCAAACTCAACCTCAAATTTTTCATAAATGTCATAAAAATTTCTATATTGTGTAGAAGAAATGAGTAGAATATCATGTTTAAGACCCTCTTTACAGTCGTCTTGAAACTTAGTGAGAGTTTTTTTGTTGAAAAGTTCCAAACAAGTTAGTGTCGTATTCGTTTTAATCGTTTGACTCCATTGTTTAAAAATTGTATGTGGGACAACAATTATATTCGTTGCTATAAAGGTATTTGGTTTGTTATGTCGAATACATAGATTAAGTTCAGCTGTAATTCTTTTATGATTGCTGGAAGAGTATACTTCTAGACCAGGCTTCGCTCCAATAATTGAGAGCATTTCGAGTGTTTTACCACTTCCTACTTTATCACACAAAATCCCAATATTCGAATTGAGACTATATGTATTCAAGTCGCGTTTAACCTCAAGCTCTCGATTGTCTTCTCGATCCCTACCAGCATATAACACAGCCATTTGATGTGGCTTTAATTGTGTCTTAATCGCATCTGGTTGTTCCATCTGGGGCGAAGCTTGCGTGAGTTCTTTTGGAGAAAACATAATGGGCATATGTGTTTGTATCAAATAGAAAGCATAAACAGAATATCAATTTTTTTATTAAATCTCGTCGTTGGGTTCAGAAATTAATTTATAGAGAGACTGGGGTTTGGTATTAAAAGTGATATAGGTAAAATAACACAGACCATAAATATAATAAACGATTACACCTATATAAAGATACATTACATTGTTTATTTCCTATTTTTTAAATAAATAGACATGTTATGCTATTTTGGATTTTTGATCTCGATTATACTCTATATAATCTTCCAAAAAATATAGAATTTAAACATTCGTATTTAACTCATAATGCATATTTAGGCTTATTATTATCATTTTTACCGAATAAAAAATTAATTTATACCAATTCGAATCTCAGTCATTGTAATTATTCCTTGAATAAAATAGGTATTCGGCACTATTTTGATAATATTACTACGAAAGATGTCAATACATTAAAGCCCCACGAGACTTCCTATATTACATTTATAAAACTAAATAATATAACCACAAATGATGTGTGTATATTTTTCGATGATAGTGAAAAAAATTTGAAAACAGCCAAACTATTTGGATGGGTTACTATATTAATCGGAACAATAAAAAATGAACACTATATTGATTTTTCATTTCATACGACTCAGGATGCATTAGAATATTTTATTAATAATAACTTCTTTATGGGTTAATTTAGTCTTTTATGACCTTAATACTATGTGGACCACAAGCGGTTTTTTTAGCCACATACCATTCTACACCAGGCATTGCGGTATAATTATTACCAAGTCTTGGGGTACCTATAAATTGTTTGATTGCACCAGGTGGAGGATTCGCTGAACGTAGATTTTCCATAAATCCCGTCGAGGTTGGTTCTACATAAATCGGCATCCAGGCTTTCGTACTATGTTCTCCTCCATATAACCCACCATTAATTTCTGGTCCACGAATTTTTGTAAATGGGGAGGAATCCCTTTCAACAAAAGGGACATTGGTTGGATTATCAACCGGATAACCATTTGTTAGCATTAGGTCCATATATAATTATCAACATTTAAATCCATGAACTTACTTTTCGAATTTATTCGAACATTATACGTATTACACCATTCTATGGCCTTTACCGTTTGTTGTTTTATTATTTCGGTTTTATTTTGTAAATTATTATCGATTAAGTCTAAGGTATAATTAATATTATTGATCTGATTGAGGGTCGTGATATTATTATAAATATATAACCTTTTTAGAAATGAATTCGGTACATCTATAAAAGACAATAACGACTCTTTCATTATATCCCAGTTTTTTATATATAGAAATAATAATTCTATATAATTCGAATCTATACCATTAAATCCCTTACAGACTAAATATTTTTCGGAATTAGCAGATCGACTCGTGAAGGGTTTCGTTATATAGACCGTTTCGAAATGATTGTTTAGAATAAAAATAAATTTTGCTGTTATTAAAGAATGGATATCAAATAATTTGCAAACAAAATCCCCACCATTTTTTAAAAGGTACAATGCACTAACGATTTCACAAAAGATTATTCTATAACTTAATTCCTCTTGACTATTAAAATCGATTGAAAAATCAAAGCCACCATCTGCTGTTATAAAATCGACTTCTTCTTTAATAAATTCTTTTAAAAATTTGATATTATCCAGGTTATATAAATTACCGGTTCCATCCAACCCATAGGTTATTTTTACATTATGATTTTTAATAAACTGTTTGGATTTTTTCCAACCTGGTATATCTTTATTAAACGATTTGAGTGTTATACCATAAATATTATCCTTCGTGTTATTCCTAAAATTTACGATCGATTCCATAAATCCTCCTGGACCTTCTGCTAAACATAGAACATTCTTCGGTGTATTCGAACTGAGTAAGGTAAAATCCGTTATTATTTCACACATTTTAAAATACGACCGACTTAATGGTTTGTAATAAGAAATACTATGTTTTCTATTCGTTTTATTTGGGATATAGACCAACTCATATATATTGCTATATTTTTTCGTTTTATCCCAACCTTTTTTATATCTCTCTTTATTAATTTTATTTTTGGAATTAATTAATCGGGCTAAGATTTCTGGATCAATTATCTCATTTGTACTATTTACAAACATTGGACTGTATTTTTTTTCTAAACACAATGTTTTAATCATAAACTATATCTATTCTTACTTCTTAAATATTAGAATTGATAAATAAAATAAATTGTATATATATAATGAAATCTATAACAGAATATGAATCAGTTAATGCTAAAGATTTGGACACGACTGAATATGGTTGGTGGTTTAATGAAGAAGAATTTATGGAAACTGTCCCCATTAAGAAGCCACTGAAAACCAAACTTCTAGAGGATGTCGATGAAAGTTGTAATCAGGAAAAGGTTGTGGGGTCCAATGTATTTACGACTTATAAAACTTTCAAAACTTCGGATGTCGAGGAAATCAAAAATAAAAGTTGTTCGACCAAATTACATGTTTTCCCTTTCTAATTTACTACCTTTGGTTTAGAGACCGTTTTTATTAACGGTCCTAAAAAAGTTTTAGTAATATTCGACATAAACATACTCGCGTCTCTCGGTATATTTCCTAATGAGACATTTAATCCCATACACATGTTTCTTTTCTGACACACATCAATTCCTCGTTTTAATTGCTCCTTTGGGTTCTCAGTTTTTTCACAAAATACCCTTTCAGTTCTTGTACAAATTTTTCTTAATATTTTTTTGTTTTTACGTAAATTTCTACGTAATTTCATTTCATTTAATTTTTTTTGATTCGGTGATAATCCATCATTGAACTTGGGGTCTTCAAGCATTAATAATCGATTCTCATCCGTCTCTAACGTTTTATCTAAACAATCGAGATATTTATTATAGTAATCAGTTAATCCATCTTTTTTTTTCAAATAAGTATTCTTTAACGTTTTCCTCGATTTCCTCTGCAAATTTAGTTTAGTAAAGATCGAACATTGTTGGGTTTCTAAAAAGAGATTCACTTCTTCACTAAATTCATTCCCATCATTCATAAGTGGTTCGGCACTACTCGCTACACCTACCTTTGTTTTTATCGCCCCTGTGTTATTGATCTGTATAGCAACGTTGCTATGCAGTTTACCATTAACTTTCTTCGTTTTATTCGTGAATGACGATAGAAGTTTCTTTACTTTAGACTTCTGTGTCTCCACCTTTCCTTTTAAATTTGTGTGTTTCGCTGTCGATGCGAGTGTTTTCTGTTTAGCTTTTAATTGTGCTTTAAATTTGGATTGTTTCTTCTTCATTTTTTGTGAAGTCTTCTTCAAATTCTTCTTCTGTGTTTTAATTAGTCCTTTAAATTTGGCGGAACCTTTCATTCTCTATTTACTATAGAGTAATAAAAATAAAAAATATTAATGCTAAGAGTTTAATTTTTTTGTGTTTTGTTTTTTTAAATTTTTTTGTGTTTTGTTTTGGAGCCTACGCTGGAAATGTGTCAATTGGTGTTCCACCCCAATGTTCCATCATATATTTTTCGAGAATCTCGAATTCCTTAGGACATTCGGTACGACCGAGCATTCGGTGTGGGTTGTTCCCAAGGTATCCATAATCTTCGTGGTAAAATGGACAACAATAGACCTTTTTCAGATGATGATCATACCTGATCATATAGGTGCGATGAAAGGTCGTGTCTCCATCGAGAACTTCCAGACTAAATGCTACATTCCAACGACCATTAATTTCTGAACAATACGAGCTTTGCATATAGGTAATAAAGGATAACTCGGTCAAAGTTTCCTTCATTTTCAGGACTTCGTCTCTCATTCTGTCGTAAGTCCAAACTTCATTAATTTCCAGGTGTGGATAAATAATCACCTTCCCCAAGCCTGGTCTCCAGAAGGGAATCGTCCGAGTTGGAGCAACTGCTTCCTTCGCGTGAACCAGTTTTTCTGACTCGTTCGCTTCCTTTTCTTTCTTGACTTTCTTCGCGTCCTTCTCTTTCTTCACTTCCTTTGCTTCATCTAGAACCATTTTATGTCCTTCTTCGATAACACAGGCATAA